GTGGAGACTACAGCCCAGCGCACACTAGCTGAGACAGAAGCAGCCCTTATTGTTCGTATCCAGACGCTAGAACAAGCTATTGCTGATAATGATGTACGTGGGTTGAACCAGAAACTGGCACAGCTAAGCACTAACATGACACAGATTCTTGAGCAGCAGAAGGTACTACTGGACCTACGCAGCCAAGTTGATAAAGCTACCACTATTACAAGTGGACTAGGTGATACACTAGATACGTTAAAGACTGAGATTGACGATATCTGGAAAGCATATGATGAACTAGTGGATAACCCCCTATGACAAAACAATTACAAGAAGGTAGCATTTGGGCAGAAGCTGACGCAGACGGTGACGGTGTAGTTACAGATGCTGAGATAGAACTTTTTGAGCGTCGTGTACGTTTCGAGAATGAGGACAAGAAAGAAGATGCTCAAAGAAATATGGCTTGGTTTGCTCTCTTTGGTATGCTTCTTTATCCTTTTGCTGTTGTTATATCTGCTGGCTTTGGTATTGAAACCGCTTCAGCTACCCTTGGAGATATGGCTCCTACCTACTTTGTATCTGTGGCTGCTATCGTGGCGGCATTCTACGGCGGTCAAGCCTACTCGAAAGGTAAAAAATAATGCCATATCAGACGAACGGAAAGCGGGACTACAAAAAGCAGAACGCAAAGTACGACTCGCGCCCCTCTGTAAAGAAGGACCGTGCTTCCCGAAATGCTGCACGTAAATCTATGGAAGATGCTGGTAAGGTACGTAAGGGTGATGGTAAAGACGTAGACCATAAAGATGGTAACCCACGTAACAACAGCGGTAAAAACCTTCGTGTACAAACTAAATCACAAAACCGTAGCGTTCCACGTACAAGCAGTAATAGGAAAGCAAAATGACGGAGAAGAAAGATGCTAGACTTACTAAAGCGGGTGTGGCTGGTTATAACAAACCAAAAAGAACCCCAAGTCACCCCACCAAAAGCCACGTCGTCGTCGCCAAAGAGGGTGATAAAATCAAAACCATCCGCTTCGGAGAGCAAGGTGCAAAAACCGCAGGTGCGCCAAAGCAAGGCGAAAGCGAAAAAATGAAGAAGAAACGTGCTTCGTTCAAGGCACGACACGCAAAGAATATTGCTAAAGGCAAAATGTCTGCAGCATATTGGGCTGATAGGACGAAGTGGTGATGCCAGTACATAAAGTTTCAGGTGGTTACAAGTGGGGTAAGACTGGTAAAGTCTATAAAACTAAAGAAGAAGCAGAGAAGCAAGGTAAAGCTATTTATGCTTCTGGTTATGCAAAAGGTGCACAGACATCTAAGACTTCAAAACAATCAACAAAGAAAAAGGATAAGTAATATGCCAGGTGGAAACAGTACATCACGTCCATACAATAGATCAGAAAAACAAGCATCTTCACGTCGAAAACAACGTGTAGATCTAGGCCGAAAAATGTTACAAGAAGCTACTAAAGGTAACATAGATAGAAAAGTAGCAGAGCGTAACATGAAAGAGTTATTTAATACAGAAGGTCACAAAAGTGATACTAAAACTGTGTTTAACGCAATAAGTAAAGAGATTGATAGAAAGATCGGTAAGAAGTATATGCTTGATAAGAGTACGCCTAAAGGTACAACAGGCACTCGCAAGCCATCAAATTACTACAAGGGCGGGTACTGTGGTGCATCTAACCCAGCATCACGTCCTATGAAAAAGGGCAAGTAATGTCAAAATTCTATGATAAATATAAGAAGGCGTTAGAAGCGCACGGCTACAAAGTAGATGAACACGGTTGTGTTTGGGATGCACGTGGCAATCAGGCTGCAGTAGAGGATCGCTTTGGTAACGTATATGCAAGCGATCCTAATGTTACTGAAATCTGTCGAGTAGAAGAAGCTAAACCTAAACCAAAGCCTAAACCACGCAAGGCTACAGATAAGGACTTAACTGAAGATGTCGCTTCTACAGACTGGTAAACCAGCACGTAAGAAATCTGTATGGGGTCATAATACTGGCACCACTACAGAGATCGTGTATACGTGTCCTGCTAATTGTGTGTCAGAGTTAACGTTTATCCACATACATAACTCTACAGGTAACACTAATATTACTGTAGAGTGGTATGTAGCAGCAGACTCTTATACTTCACACTTCTTAGAGGGTAAAAACCTTGGTGCATCAGAGTATGTACAGTTTACAGATATAGAACTTGTGTTACAAGCTGGTGATAGGATTCAAGTTACACCTGATACTGCTGCACACATCGACACTATTTTAACTGTAACTGAAACCTTTGTGCCTGTAGGGTAACGGGTATGCATAAATAGGTACTACTGCCTGACATAATATAAAGTATAACTATCTCCGCACACAACAAAGGAGATCGTGATGCTTAAATTTCTAAAACGTGTCTTAAAGGCAATCGAAAAAGCGCAACAAAAACGTGCTGACTACTACATGCTAACTAAATTCACAGATCGTGAATTGCGTGATATTGGCATTGGTCGCAGCCAAATTCGTGACGTTATTTACAACGACAAGTAAAAAGTGCTTGCATTTGTAATAGTTATACATAAAACTATATGCAAGCCCTAAAAACAAGGACAACTTTATGGCAAGAAATCTAACAGAAAACCAGCAAAAGTTTCTCGAAGTCTTGTTCGACGAAGCGGGTGGTGATGTTGTACTTGCCAAAAAGTTGGCTGGTTACAGCGATAACACACCTACTCGTGTAATCGTAGAGACATTAAAAGATGAAATTGCTGATGCTACACGTACATACTTTGCACGTATAGCACCTAAAGCTGCTATGTCTATGGTAGGCGCTCTATATGACCCTACCGAGCTAGGCATAAAAGAAAAGATGGCAGCAGCTAAAGACTTGCTAGACCGTGCAGGACTAGGAAAGACAGAAAAGGTAGATGTCACATCAAGTGGTGGCGTATTCTACCTACCCCCAAAAGAGGGTACGAATGAGTAGACCCTTCCATATTGGGAGGGATCTAGGCTTTTGGGAATTACCAAAACCACACAAAGGTAAAGAACGGGAGTGGCACGTAATAGCTAGAGTAAGCAAGAACGTACCATTTGGCTATAGGGTACATCCTGACGACGAAGATCTCTTAGAGCCTATACCTGATGAACTAGAAGCATTAGAGCTTGCAAAGCAACATCTAAAGCAGTATAGTTTACGAGAAGTAGCGAATTGGCTAACAGCCCAGACAGGTCGCAGCATCTCACACGCAGGTTTAAAGCAGAGGATCGAAATTGAGCGAAGACGTAAAAAAACTGCTACAATTAAACGGAACCTCGCCAAGCGGCTCCAAAAGGCGCTATCCAAAATCGAGGAACTCGAAAAAAACAGGGTCGGGGCGTACTCCGAAAGCGAGTAAGGAAACAGTCACACCCCCAGTAGAGACTATTCCTGCACAGGTCGCCCCAGCAGAGTTCGATGTCGAGGCTGCACAGGATGTCGTGTTCAAGCCAAACCCCGGCCCTCAGACGGACTTTTTGTCTGCATCAGAAAGAGAAGTACTTTATGGTGGGGCTGCAGGTGGCGGTAAGTCATATGCGATGTTAGCTGACCCTCTGCATGGCTTGAACGATCCTAACTTTAGTGGTCTACTTGTACGACATACTACAGAAGAGTTACGAGAACTTATTCAGAAAAGCCAAGAGTTATACCCAAAAGCTATTCCTGGGATCAAGTGGTCTGAACGTAAGAGCCAATGGATTAGCCCAAAGGGTGGTAGGCTCTGGATGTCTTATCTTGATAAGGATATGGACGTTAACAGATACCAAGGTCAGGCGTTTAACTGGATTGGTTTTGACGAGCTTACACAATGGCCCACGCCTTATGCTTGGGATTACATGCGTTCTCGTTTGCGGTCTGCTCATAGTAGCAAACTAGGTTTGTATATGAGGGCAACAACTAACCCTGGTGGTGCTGGTCACTCTTGGGTTAAAAAGATGTTTATTGATCCTGCACCTTCTGGAAAGGCATTCTGGGCTACTAATCTTGAAACTGGCGAAACTATTACATATCCAAAGGGTCATAGCCGAGAGGGTCAACCTCTTTTCAAACGGCGATTTATCCCCGCTAGTCTCTTTGATAATCCTTATTTGAGCGATACTGGCGACTATGAAGCCATGCTTCTATCGCTACCAGAACACCAACGAAAGCAGCTACTAGAGGGTAATTGGGATATTAATGAAGGAGCCGCTTTTCCTGAGTTTAACAGATCCATCCACGTCATTGATGCTTTTGACATTCCCGAAAACTGGACTAAGTTTAGAGCTTGCGACTACGGTTACGGATCTTACACGGGCGTTCTCTGGTTTGCTGTCGCACCAAATGAACAGCTTATTGTATACAGAGAGTTATATTGTTCTAAAGTTACAGCTTCTGATCTAGCTGATATGATCCTAGACGCAGAGAAGCATGACGGTGGAATGAGATACGGTGTGCTTGACTCTTCTTTATGGCACAACCGTGGCGACACGGGACCGTCGCTTGCAGAGCAGATGAACATGAAAGGTTGCCGATGGCGTCCGTCTGACCGTTCTCGTGGCTCTCGTGTCGCAGGAAAAAACGAAATACATAGGCGTTTACAGGTAGATGAATTTACTAAAGAGCCACGTCTTGTATTTATGTCAAACCTAACAAACACTATAGCGCAAATACCTACTATACCTCTAGATAAGAAGAACCCAGAAGACGTAGATACAAACGCAGAAGATCACTTGTATGACGCTTTACGTTACGGGATTATGACAAGACCACGTAGTCACAGCATTTGGGATTACAATCCAGAAACTCAACGTACTGGCTTCCAAGCTAGTGACACAACATTCGGGTACTAAATATGGCAGAAAACGAAGAATTAAACTTTGACACCGACGAGGTTGTTGCAGCAGAAGATATGGGTGATAAGATCTTTGCTCAAAAATCAAGTTTAATCACATTTGTACATGACCGCTTTAAGCGTTCTGAGGATTCTCGACGTTCAGATGAAGATCGTTGGATTAAAGCCTATCGTAACTATCGTGGTTTGTATGGTAATGATGTAAAATTTACAGATACTGAAAAGTCACGTGTCTTTGTTAAAGTTACTAAGACTAAAACACTAGCAGCGTATGGACAGATTGTAGACGTACTATTTGGTAACAATAAGTTCCCTCTATCTGTTGATCCATCTGTTCTTCCTGATGGTGTAGCAGAAGCGGTTCATATTAACATTGACCCTATGGCTTCGCAAGCTGGTGATGCTTTAAAAGCTGTTACACAGCAGCAACCATCACGCCCATACTTGATTGATGGTACTACAAAGCTAAATCCTGGTGAGACTATGAACGACTTGCGTAAGCGTTTAGGTCCACTAACTCAAAAGCTTGATGCTGTATCTGAGAAGGTTGTAGAGGGTGCTGGTACTACTCAAACCACAGTAACCTTCCATCCAGCTATGGTAGCTGCTAAGAAGATGGAAAAGAAGATCCATGACCAGCTGCAAGAGTCTGGTGCTTCTGTACATCTACGCTCTATGGCATTTGAGATGGCTCTACTTGGCACAGGTGTCATGAAGGGTCCGTTTGCTGTAGATAAAGAATATCCTAACTGGAACGAAGATGGTGAGTATGATCCACTAATCAAGACTGTTCCAGAGTGTAATCACGTATCTGTTTGGAATTTCTATCCAGATCCAGAAGCTACATCTATGAATGATGCGGAGTATGTAGTAGAGCGTCATAAGATGTCACGCACACAGCTACGTGCATTAAAGAACCGTCCATACTTTATGGAAGACGCTATCCAGTACGCTATTGATAAAGGCCCAGACTACATCCAGAAACATTGGGAAATGACTATGGATGATGATCAAACTACGCCTGACTCAGAACGTTGGGAAGTACTAGAGTTCTGGGGTTTTGTAGACACAGATATGCTAGAGCAATATGGCGTTAAGATCCCTAAAGAGTTAAAAAAGCTAGACGAAGTAAACGCTAACGTATGGGTATGTAACGGTGAAGTAATCCGCATGGTACTTAACCCATTCAAACCTACACGTATTCCTTACTACGCAACACCTTACGAGCATAACCCATATAGCTTCTTTGGTGTAGGTATTGCAGAGAATATGGCAGACACGCAGACGCTAATGAATGGCTTTATGCGTATGGCTATTGACAACGCTGCACTTTCTGGTAACTTGATTATCGAAGTAGACGAGACTAACTTAGTACCAGGACAAGACCTAAGTGTCTATCCAGGAAAGGTTTTTCGTCGTCAGGGTGGCGCTCCTGGTCAGGCAATCTTTGGTACTAAGTTCCCTAACGTCGCTCAAGAGAACATGCAATTATTTGATAAGGCAAGGGTTTTAGCTGATGAATCTACGGGATTTCCATCATTTGCCCACGGGCAGACTGGGGTATCTGGTGTGGGGCGTACTGCAAGCGGCATTAGTATGCTCATGTCTGCTGCTAACGGTAGCATTCGTACCGTTGTTAAAAACGTGGATGACTATCTTATTCGGCCTCTAGGTCGAGCATTCTTTGCATTTAACATGCAGTTTGACTTTGATGAAAGCATTCGTGGTGACCTAGAGGTTAACGCTTCTGGTACAGAAAGCTTGATGGCTAACGAAGTACGTTCACAACGTCTAATGCAGTTTCTTCAAGTTGCACAGAATCCAGTACTTGCACCATTTGCAAAAATGGATTATATTATACGTGAGATTGCAAAGTCTATGGATTTGGACCCAGACAAGGTTACAAACTCCATGCAGGACGCAGCTATCCAAGCCGAAATCCTAAAAGGGTTCCAAGCACCACAACCTGCACCAGTAGGACCAGAAGGTGTACAAGCCCCACAGGGACAAGGACCACAAGCAGTAGCAGATACATCTGGCGGTGGTGGCTCACAAGTAGGCGTGGGTACAGCACCTACACCAGGTGAGCAAGGATTCACAGGTAATGTCGCTTAAACAACTAGTTAATACACCCGAAATCTGGAATGCATTTAACGAAGAGCTAGATGCTCTGATTGCACAACAACAACGCTCTATGGAACAGCAAAATGACCCTACAAGTATATATCGCTTACAGGGTCAGATAAACGCTTACCGCAATCTAAAATACTTGAGGGACAAAGTGAATGGTGGATCAAAGCCCTAGACCCAAGCCGCGCCCAAAGCTAAAGCTTTCTTATAATGACTTGATGAAAATTGAGCGTGTTGTAAATGCTGAAGCAAAGGGTGAAGGCGTAGAGGGACGTAACGCTGTACGTGGGGTTATCTTTAATCGCCTCATGTCACATCGTTTTCCAAATACTGTAGACGAAGTATTATCACCTAGTCAGTTTGAGCCTGTTCGTAAGTATGGGTCTATTGATAAGATTCCTGTAGATGAAGATTCTTTAAATGCTCAGATTGCAGAGATGGCTGATTATATTCAGCTAGGTGAAGATGCATCAAAGGGTAGCACATTCTTTCTAAACAAAGAGCTATCTAAAAAACGTGGTACAGACTTTGCTGGTGAAAACCCTATGGTTATTGGTAACCACACTTTTTATAAAGGCTACCAAGGTCAAGAACCTGTAACAGATGTAAACTTTTCACACGACATCGAACTAGATTATCAAGGTTATGATGAAGGTGGTATGGTATCCAAGTTTATGGATATGATCACCGCGCCTGTTAGTCGTGAATATCGTAAAGAAAAGCCTTTAAGCGTAAAAGCAGCAGATGAAGCGATAAGTTTAGCTACACCTATTGACTCTATTGCAGAGATAAAAGATGAGCTTGCGAAAGAAAACCCTGATTACCTAAAGGTAGGTATGCTAGGTGGTATGGAAGCCGTTGGGTTACTTGGTGCTGGTGCGCCTAAAGCTGCTCTGTCTATGGTTCGTAAGGGTGCTGATATGGCACGTCAGACTAATAAAGTAATTGACGTACCTACTAACATCCCTGCAGTAACAGCACGTGGAGCTAATAAAGAGTTTAAAAACACAGTAAAAGCCTACAAGTTATTTACTAAAGGTGAGGATGGTAAGCTTTATCCTTTGTTTGTAGATGCAGACACAGAGGTTCCTGTAGGCCAATACATGAAAGCTGTGTTCCCAGAGTACCGCTTTAAAGCAGAAAATGGTAACTTCTATGTGCCTTCACGTGGTACTGCTGGTAAACAAGGTACAGGTGATAATATTAAGATACCTGATCAAGAAACACGTGATATGTTAATTGAAGCAGGTTTCTTACCTAAAGGATCAACATCAAAAACTATTAGAGCTGTTGCTGCAAGACCTGGGTGGCACGCTGGTGATACGCCTGTAGCTAAACATATTGGTCCAGAGGTTGTTATTGATGGTAAAACGTATAAGATACGTGGTGACGATCAGGTTTGGGCAGAAGTAGAAATGCCAGCAGATACTGACTGGCAAGCTATTGCAGATAGCAGAGCATCTATTGTTAAGTCAGGAAAAAACAAAGGTAAGTTAAACGTAAAGACTGCACACATTACAGACGAACTACCAGAAGGTGGTTACTACCGCTATAAAACCAACCCTAACATGGAAGGGCAATGGTTAATTAGTGGTGATATGAAGGTTAACCGCATTCTGGATCGTGACGAAGTAAAGCGAATAAATGCAGAAGCTGGATTTGAAGACTTGCCAACAGAGGCAGAATTAAGAGAACAACTAGGCAAAGGCTTTGCCGCTGGTGGATTAGCAGGAGAAGATATGTACCAAGGTGTGGATGACTACCAGATGGCAGAAATGGGTGCTGGTATGAAAGAGGGTGGCTCTGTACGTAATCAGACAGAAGCTGTATTTAAATCAGCACGTGGTTATGCCGAAGGTGGTGAAGTAGGTGAAGCACCAGATACTACTATCGGTGTAGATCCTGTATCAGGCAATGAAATCCCTATGGGTGCAAGACCAGAAGAAGTACGTGACGATATCCCAGCGCAGTTGAGCGAAGGTGAATATGTTGTTCCTGCAGATGTTGTACGCTTCTATGGTGTACGTTTCTTCGAGGAATTGCGTACTGGTGCTAAACAAGGTTATGCAGATATGGACCAGAACGGTCGTATTGGTGGTGAGCCTGTTGGTCCAGAAGGCATGGAGATGATCGAGCCAGAGGATGACCTTCCGTTTGACATCTCAGAGCTACAGATGGTTGATGATGATGAAGAGATGCCTGTAGGTGCAGCCGAGGGTGGTTATTTTGAACGTGCTATCAATCGTGAAAAGCCTATGAATAACTTTGAGAAGCTGCTACAATTCTTGTTCAAAGACAAAGATGAATACGGCGAAACACCTATTGACCGCTATAAAGCGCAAATGGGTGAAGATGATGATATGGGCTTCTTTGAAAGCATGATGGGCAACCCTATTGAGCGTGGTGAGCGTAAGTGGGGCAAACAAGGATACGTTGGTGGCGGTGATGTTACTCCTGTCCCTATGAACACTTTTAACCCCATAGGTAGTGCTTCTGCTTATGAAATAAAAGAATATGTAAATGATGCTGGTGAGGTTATGTACATTCAATTCTCGAATGGACAGCCTATGACGTTTATCCCACAAGGTTTCAAACCTAAAGGTACTGCAGCAGAGCAAGCAGCTACAGGTGAAGGTGTAGCAGCAGAAACAGCACCAACAACAGCACCATCAGATAATAATAATTACGATTTATCTACAGAGATGGGTAAAGTAGATGCAGCCTTTACTGACGGTGCATCTGCTAAAGACTGGACCAAAGCTACAGCAGATGAATTTGCTTCTGCTAGAAAAGGCTTAGGCATAATGGGTACAGCTGGTAAAGCTGCAGGTCTGCTTATGGGTGGTCCTCTTGGATTGGCTGCTGGTATTGGCACTCAAAGCCAAGCACGTGTCAAAGCATATGACATGATTGATGGCATTGCTTATCAGCTAGAGACATTAAGCCAAGACCCTGTAGCAAACGAAGCAAAAATTAAGGCTCTTAATGATCAGAAGAAAGAGCTACAGAAAATTGTTTCTACTGGTGATGACGGTAAAGATAAAACCTTTATTGGTAGCACAGGTATCTACGGTGGTCAGACAAGTATGTACGAGCGTCTATCTGATACGGGTGGCGGCGGCTACGACGAGTCTGGTAAACCTATAGGTGACGGTAAAGTATCGTTTGCTGATACATGGCTTGGTGACTTACTTGGTGCAGATGGTAAGATTGGCGTACAAGGCGCAGGTCTTTCAGAGTCACGTGCAGGTGCAAGACGTTCTGGTACTGGTGCAGAATATGAAGGCGATAAAACCAGAGCAGAAGCACGTATTGCAGAGCGTAAAGATACACCTTATCAAGCAGCTATTAAAGCAGCAGAAGCAGCACCAGCTGGATCTAAAGAGCAAAAAGCAGCCTATGGACAAGCATCAGCTGAAGCTGTAAAATCTTGGCAAGCAGCTACAAACGCTGTTGCAGCAGCACAGAAATCTGGAGATGCTGCAGCAATGCATGAAGCTATCCGAGCACAATCAGATGCAAGTAGAGCAGCAACACAAGCTAAACAAAAAGAAACAGGTAAAACAGGTTTCTGGGGGTAAGTTAAAACTAACTCCGATTCTATATAACAATAAGGCTACCCAGCTTCGGCTGGCCCCAACATAAGGAGAAAAACATGTCGGAAGCCCAACAAGTTGATATCAAGAAAGAGATTATCAGCGCAGCACCCCATCAACGTAATGCAGCACGTATTGCTAAAGATGAAGCAGAACTAGAAGCACTCAAAAAGTTAATGCGTGGCGAAGTCGATGAAACAGAAGAAGAAACCGACGATAGTGAATCCGATAGCGAAAGAGCTACGGACACCAAAGTACAGAATGAGAGTGCTTCAAAACAAAAAGTTGAAGCAGAGTCTGAGAGTGAAGCACAAGAAGATGATGCAGGACTAACAGCAGAAGAAAAAACTTTCAAGCAGCGCTATGGTGATTTACGTCGCCACATGCAAGAGAAAGAAAAAGAGACTTTAGCTAAACTAGAGAAGCTACAACAGCAGCTAGATGCAGCTACAAAGAATGAGCTTGTACTACCAAAGTCCGAACAAGAGATTGATGCGTGGGCAAAGCAATATCCTGATGTAGCTGGTATTATTGAAGCTATTGCTGACAAGAAAGCTAAAGAACGTGCATCTGAGTTAGATGGTCGCTTAAAAGAGATTGAAGCTATGCGTACTCAGGCACGTAAAGAAAAAGCAGAAGCAGAGCTATACAGCTTACACCCTGACTTTGCTGAGCTTCGTGCAGATGATGCATTCCATGAATGGGCTAAAGAGCAGCCTAAAGTGGTACAAGATGCATTATATGATAATGTAGATGATGTTAAGTCTGTAGCACGTGTACTAGATCTTTATAAAGCCGATAAAGGCATTAAAACAAAACGTGTATCTACAGAGGATAAGAATGCAGCTTCGTCAATAAAAGCACGTAAAGCTGCGCCTATTGATCCGAATGACTCTTCACGTTACTTGAGCGAATCACAGGTAGCAAAGATGTCTATTAAAGAATATGAGCGTCGTGCAGAAGAAATTATGGAAGCACAACGTTCAGGAAAGTTTATTTACGATATGTCAAAAAGATAGTTGACAAACTTTATATCGTAAGTAAAACTATAGCATATACACCATAATAGTGTGTATGCTTTTCACAAAGCACTAGCCACACAAAGAACTACCTCAAAATATAGGCCCAGCGCAGATAGGACGGCCATCCTTGAAGCATAGCTGACTACCCTAATATGACGAGCCTCTTTAGTGGATATCGTGTTAATCGTAAACGCCATATCTATAAGGAGAATTAACTATGGCTATTACTTCCGCATCTGGTGGTTTCACAGGCAACTGGTCACCCATCATTTACTCAAAACAAGCACAGATCGCTCTTCGTAAAGCGGCTGTAACTAACGCAATCACCAACAACTCTTACTTTGGTGAGATTGCAAACCAAGGCGACGTTGTACGCATTCAAAAAGAGCCAGACGTAACTGTTAACGCTCTGCAGCGCCACACAGCTATTTCAGTAGAGAAACTAGCAGACGAAGATTTCTCTTTGACAATCGACAAAGCTAACTACTTCGCGTTCAAAATGGACGACATCGAAGACCAGTTTGCAAACGTTGATTACGTAGCATTGGCAGCAGACCGTGCCGCCTATAAAATGGCTGACGCAATGGACGCAGACGTTCTGTCTTACTTGTCTGGTTACACAACTGCAGGTGCAGCTATCACCACAACTTCTGGTGACGCACAACACCCAACAGCAGGTAACCTAACTGGTGAATGGCTAACAGCTAACCACCTAGACGCATCTGACTTCGGTAACCTATCTGGTGCCGCATCAGGTAACGTCATCCCACTAGCACCACGTCTTCCAGGCGCGACTGCTTTGTCAACATCTACTGTTTCTCCTTTGACTGTCGTAGCACGTATGGCTCGTCAAATGGACGTTGCAAACGTTGACTCACGTGGACGTTGGTTGGTCGTTGACCCAGTATTCGTTGAAATGCTGAAAGACGAAGATTCACGTATGTTGAATGCTGACTTCGGTGGTTCTGGCTTGATGAACGGCTTGGTGTTGAACAACTTGCACGGCTTCCGTGTATACGTTTCAAACAACTTGCCAGCAGAAGGCACAGGCGCAGGAACATCTGGCGCAACATTGCGTTCAGACAACTACGGTGTTATCGTTGCAGGTCAAGACGAAGCAGTCGCATCAGCGGAGCAAATCAACAAAGTTGAGAACTACCGTGACCCTGACTCCTTCGCAGACATCGTTCGTGGTATGCACTTGTATGGTCGCAAGATCCTTCGCCCAGAAGCTCTTGTCTCTGCAATCTACAACGCAGCTTAATAGTATTACTTTGGGGCTGGCATTAGCTGGCCCCATTGTGCTTATACAAAAGGACATTCCCAATGGCAATCACTACGGCAATGTGTAACAGCTTCAAGCAAGAGCTTCTTGGGGGTGTTCACGATCTTGATACCGATACTTTGAAAGTGGCTTTGATTAAGTCATCTCCAGCAGGAACCTACGGTGCTGCTACAACTAACTACTCTGACATCACAGGTAACTCTGATGAAGCAGTAGGTACAAACTACACTACAGGTGGCCAAGCTTTAGATAGCCCAGTCATTTCACTATCAGGTGGTACAGCATTCGTTGACTTCGCAGATGAAGTATTCTCTAATGCTACTGTATCTGCTGATGGTGCTATCATCTATAATGCGTCACAAGGCAATGCAGCTATTGCAGTCTTTGACTTTGGTGGTACAGTTACATCTACATCTGGTGACTTTACTATCGTATTCCCAACAGCAGATGCGTCTAACGCAGTTATTCGTATTTCTTAATACTAGGTTTGCACAATGGCATTAGTAATTAAAGATCGTATCAAAGAGACAACTACTACTACTGGTACTGGTGATGTGTCTCTGGGTGGTGCAGATGCTACCTTTGATACGTTTAGCTCATGTATGTCAAATAGTGACACTACATATTACGCCATTGTGCATACTACTTACAATACAGATGAGTGGGAAGTAGGACTAGGTACGTATAACTCTTCCACTAACGCATTAGCACGTACCACAGTTTTAGCTGGATCTAACGGCACATCAGCAGTTAACTTCTCAGCAGGTGATAAGAATATCTTTATTACCTTCCCTGCAGATGCTACAGCAGGTAGATCTATACTAGGCTTAGGCACGGCAGCTACTACAGCAAGCAGCGACTACGCTACAGCATCACATACACATGTTATTGCTGATGTAACAGATTTTACAGATAATAGCACTAACTGGGATACAGCATATGGATGGGGTGACCACGCATCTGCAGGTTACTTAACATCTCTATCTAGCAACTCTATAAAAGACCTATCTGATGTGTATTCCTCTATGGCTCCTACTGATGGGCAGGTTTTAACTTTTGACACAACTAATGGCTGGCAAGCTGAAACACCTGCTTCTGGTGGTATAAGTAGTGATGAAGCACTTGCTTTAGCAATCGCA